GTACCCGTCAGCATCCTGCCCGGCGATGGCGACCAGCGTTGGCGTGGCCCAGTTGTCCGCCTGGTAGCGCCCGTTGCCCGGTGCCGATGTGGCAGCCCCGGATTGGGTGTCCCAGAAGCCGGATACGAGGACCGGCGCAACGGTGGTCACGGCATCACGCCCTGCCGCTGCCGCTGCTCTTGGCCTTGGGCTGATCGACCTCCGTGACGTTGCCTTCCTCGTCCGCGGTGAAGTTCGCGCCGGTCGGCAGCGCAGCCGCGGTGCCGTGCGTGTTGCACATGGCGAACGCCTTGGCGCCGGTCGGCTGGAGCACGGTCACCGGGTTGATGATCACGAAGCCGAACCTGGCCCACACCTTCATCGGTGTCACGTTGTCCTGGAAGCCGCTGACCTGCACCACACCGGAGGAGTCCGCGATCACGGCGCTCGGGTCGATCATGTAGCGGATGTCCTGGCGGACGCCCAGCACGGCATAGTCCCAGTCGCCCGTGAAGAAGTCGGCCGGGCTGGCGCCGGTCATGCCCTGGAACGGGATGTACGACGTGGGCAGCCCGAACAGCGTCGGCACCGTGTAGTCGTTGATCACGGTCTCGCCCAGGATGAACTGGTTGGTCGTCGCCCGCAGGCCACGCAGGTACGACCGCACCGGCAGGTTCGCCGCGTTGCCGTCCGGGGTGAGGCCCTGGCCTTCGACCTGGCCCATCGTCGCGTTGATCGACGCGAAGGCGTCCGTCCCGGCGGCCACGCCGACAGCCGCGCCGTGGATGCCGCCAACCGGGAAGCTCGCGGGTGCGTTCACGCCATAGAGCACTGCGCCGTCGAGCGCGTAGGCGATGGCCTGTGCGAGCAGCGGCCGGGCGTACGCCCACAGGTCGATGCTCGTGTCCTCGATCATCTTGTCGGGGATGGCGATGACTGCCGCCAGTTCCTCAGCGGTGAGCTGCGCTGGCTGGAGACCGATGTTGGTGTAGCCCTTGCGGCCGGTGCCGGTGCCAGCCACCCATGCGGCGGTCGGCAGCGTCTTGGGTATGGGCATCTGGGTTACCCCCGTGCCCATCGGGACAATGTTGCACAGTGACAGTGCCGCCGAAGCCTGCGTGGCTTCCTGGATGATCTGAGCCGACATCACGGGCGGAATGACACCACTGAAATCACCAAGAGCCATGAAGCCCTCCGGGGTAGCAGTGACTGGTCACACCGCTTTGCGCGCCACCGGGTCCAGGCCGCCTCCCGCTGCACCTGAGCCCGGCCTCCGCATCCCGCTTCGTGAAGCGCCCGGATTCGGTTACCGGCTGCCAGCCGCCTCCCGCTGCACTGGCAACAGCAGCAGCGTAACTCAGCGGCGCGGATTGCCAAGTACGTCGCGGATGAAGTCACCACCGCCGGGCGGCGCACTGGACATGGGACCGCCCGGCACCCTGCCCGCAGGCGGGGTGAGCTGCTGGGCCAGCTTCTCCACCATCTTGGCCAGCGCCCGCTTGTCCACTTCGCCGTCGTCGCCCACGAACTTGGTCAGGTCGAGCAGTTCCAGTGCCGCGGCCGGATCAGCGATCTTGCCGGTCGCCAGTGCCCGGAACTCGGCGGCAGCCACCTTGAGCCCGGCTTCTTTGACCGCCTCCAGCCGCCCTTCCTCCCTGGCCTTGGCGATGGCCTTCTCCTGCTCGGTCATGCCCTGGTTGCGCAGGTCGGTCAGTTGCTGCTGTGCCTCTATGCGCAGGCGCCGCTCGGTGTCGAGCGCGGCCCGCAGCTCGGTCGCCGCGTCCTCCGGTGGCGGCGCAGCAGGGTGCTGGCCAGTCGCCGCCGCCGGAGGGGCGGGTTCGCTGCCATTCGCACTCGCCGGGTCGGCGGGGGGTGGCTGGCCGACCTGGCTTGGCAGCGGGAAGGGAGGTGCAGGTTCGCCCATTGGAGTCCTTACGCGGAAGCGGTCTGATCGGTCTGATCAGTCTGGTCACTGGGCATGGGCATGGGCTGCTGTGGTGGTACGGGCGGCCTCGCCGGGACCGGGTTCGCGGCCTGCATCTTCTTCCACGCATCCACCTCGGCCGGTGTCGCGCCCCACCGCTGCCACAGCACTTCCTGCGGGATGCCCAGTGAAGCCATCTTGATCAGGCTGTCCGCAAGCTGGGCGATCGAGCGGGTCTCCGGGTCGGCCCACAGCACCTGGCCTTCGACGTTCGCCGCACCCGGGTCGCCCACCATGCCCAGCGCCAGCCGTATCACCGTCTCCCAGCCCTCACCGATGTGCAGCATCCTCCGGCGCGTCTTGGCCACCAGCCCGGCCTCGGCCGCGCGGATCGCGTCCGCGGACAGGTTGACCATCTTGCCGTGCAGGTAGTACGGCGGCGTCTGGGTGATCGCCGCCAGCGCCTCGATGTCCTGCTCCACCGCCGCCATGTAGCCGAGCAGCGGATCGCCCGGGAACGCACCAAAACGTCCATCGGGATTCTCGTTGGTGAGCAGCCGGTTGGCGCCGATGTCCCACGGCTTGACCGCCACTTCCTGGGTCTGCGTGGTGCCATCCGCGGCGGTCACCGTGACGAGCTGCCGGGCCAGTTTCACGCCGGTTGCCCAAATCTGCCGGAACGCGCCGAAGTCGCTCGCCACCAGCCGGTTGAAGATCGTCGTGTGGATTCTGTCCTGGATCGGGATGGCCGGGTCCAGCTCCGACCGTGGTGCGCCCTGCGTGCGCGGCTGCGGCCTGATCTCCACCATCCCGATCGTCCCGGCCGGGTTGCTTTCGATCACCGGGGCGTCGGCGTCCGGCTGCCACGTGGCGATCACGTCCGGCGTGATCAGGATGTCCGTCACCGCGCCTTTCGGGTCGAGGTAGCGCTTATACCCGGCTATCGCCTGCCGCCGGTTGCCCGGCTTGTAGAGCACCGTCGCTTCCAGCGGCGACTCGGCTGTGATCGCCACGCCGGACGGGTTGGTGTCGTCCGGCTGCACAAACACGAAGCCGCGGCCGGTCACCAGCGCGTCGGTCTGCACCAGCTCCGCGTCGGCGTCCATGCCGTTCGCCTGCCAGATCGCCCACGCCGTGTCGCTGGACGCGCCCCACTGGAATGCGACCACTTGCAGCCGCTCGGCCACCGAGTTGGCCACCAGCGAGCACCAGTTCGCCTGGCTCTCGTCGAGGAACCGCCGGAACACCTGCCGTTCCTCGGTGTCGAGCAGGGCGAGGATCGCGGGCTGGCCGTCGTAGTAGCTCTGGTACATCAGGCACTGCGGAATCTGCCAGTCGAGGTGAGTGGAGCACCGCTGCCGCAGGTCATCAAGCTCGGTCATCCCAGCTCCTTCAACCACAGACTAGCGTTCGACCATCCACTGCCGGGTGCCCTGGCTGGCGATGTTGAAGTCGTTGAAGCTCAGCACGAAATCCGTCACCACCCGGTCGCCAGGTAGTCCTGCGCCTTCTCTGATCTCCGCAGCGCCCGGTCCAGGCCCATCACCGCTGCCACCAGGCCGTCGATCTTCTCCGCGCTCTTGGCCTTGTCCAGCCGGATGTTGCCCACGCTGTTGATCCGCGTCACCGCGTTCCCCGCCTGCCATCGCATGATCCCCGACCTGCCGTGCCTGAGCTGGCCCGCCGCGATCAGCCTCAGCAGCTCCGACGTGGACGCCGCCATCGCGCGAGCTGACTGGGCCATCTGGATCATCGTCCAGCCCTCGTCGGACAGCTCGACCGCGAGCTGTACCGCGTTCCACGGGTCGTACGCTACCTCGCGGATGTCATAGTGCTCCCGCAGCTCGTCCAGCACTGCGTGGATCACCTCGTAGTCGGTGACCGGCGAGTCGGTCACGGTCAGCTCACCGCGGGCCACCCACACGTTGGCCATGCCGCCGGTCCGGCGGGCCAGGTCTTGCAGCCGGTGGGCTGGCACGAAGTGGCGCCACAGCACCGCCTGGCTGCCGTCGTCGAGCGGGAACACCAGCGCCAGCGCCGCCAAGTCCTGGGTGGTCGCCAGGTCGAGACCGCCAAAACACTGGCGGCCTTCCAGCTCTTCGGCCAGCAGCGCTGGTGTGTCGTCCTCGCCCGTGCACGCATCCCACGCCGCCAGCGCGATCGCCCGGCCCACCGCGCTGCTCGGCTGGTTCAGCCGGTACTGCCGGAACGCCCGCTCCTCGGCCGGGTTGTTCTGCGCTCCCCGGCACTCCGACTCCAGCGCCCGGTATTCGAGGAAGTCGCCCAGCGCCGGGTTGGCCTGCTTCCACGTCACCGGGTTCGTCCAGTCGTCCTCCGGGTCGGCCTGGTAGATGACGCTCAGCCGGTCCGGGTCCATCCACGGGTCGTCGGCCACCCGCTCCGACCAGGCACGTTCGCTCGCCGCGAAGCCCGCCGGGTCGTTCTCAGCCGTGGTGGCCATCATCAGCAGCGGCTGTGCCCGCGCGCCCATGCCGGTCCGCACCGCGTCGTACAAGTCCCGGTCCGGCTGGGTCAGCAGCTCGTCGATGTAGGCGCCGGACGGGTTCTCGCCCAGGTTGCCTTCCCACTCGCCCGACATCACCTGGTAGAAGCTGCCGGTCTCCTCATCGACTATCCGGGCCATGCCCGGATAGGTTTCCAGCCGCGTGTTGAGCGCTGCGCTGTTCTTCACCATCTGCCGGGCCACCCGGTACACCAGCCCGGCCTGGCCAGCGTCCCGGGCCATCCCGTAGATTTCCGCGCCCTGCTCGTGGTCGGCCACCAGCAGGTACAGCACCAGCCCGGCCAGCATCTCGGTCTTGCCGTTCTTCCGGGCCATGCACAGGTAGAGCGTCCGGTAGCGCCGCACGTAGCGCTTGCGCATCTCGTCCCAGATCACCCGGGCGAACAGCGGCACCAGGATCGTGTCCCGCTGCCACGGCGCCGGGATGAACGGCTTGCCCGCCCAGTCGCCCTTGGTGTGGGTCAGCACCTCGCAGAAGAACGCGATCACGTGGCGGGCGCGGTTCCCGCACACGTGCCCGCCACGCGCCTTGCACACCATCGCCCGGCCCGGCGTGCCGTTGACGTTCGGCACGAACCGGAACCCGCAGACGGGCAGCCGCTCAGCCGCCACCAGTCAGCAGCCGCTCGGCCAGGTCGCCCACCCGGCCTGTGGCGTGCAGGCTGGCCCGTGACGACGGCGTGAACCCGAACTCCCGTGCCATCACCCTCAGCGCGGCCTCCGCATCGCGGACCATCGGCCACACCGGGTTTTTGACCATCACCATGTCCTCGCCTTCGCCACCACGCCGAAAGACAGGTGGCGTTCTGGCAGCCAGCACCATCAGCTTCCGCCACCGGGCGAAACACTCGCAATAGGCCGCCAGGATGTCCACGTCCACCGCGGTGATCAGCCCCATCGAGATCAGGTGCGGCACCAGCTCGTCCCACTTCCCGGCCGCGTCGGAAGTCAGCCACACCGGCTTCACCACCGGCAGGTCCGCGGGCTGCGGCTCGTTCAGGTTCACCCGTTCCGGGTGAGACACTGCTCCACCGCGGAGTATCCGCAGTTTCGTCGGCATCGGCGCCGGGCCACGCGCACCCATTACGGCTTCCTCCAGATGAACAGGCCGGTGTAATGCCACCGGGCTGGGACCGTCAGCCCGGCCAGCCACAGCGCCTCGGTGCGCGCCAGCCAGTCCGGCGTGGCCCCGGTGCCGATCAGCCGCGGACCCATCAGCCCGTGGCCCCACGTCGCCCGCTTCGCCTCGTCCGGCGTGATCACCGGCACCTGCCGTTCGCCCGCCGCGATGTAGTGGTCGCGGTGGACGCGCCTCGGCAGGCAGCCGTGCAGCGCGATGTGGCCGCCGCTCCTGATCATGTGGCGGCAGTGGCCCAGCACGTCATACAGGCTCTCGTCGCCCTCGGTGAAGTACTGGAGCGCCCAGGTGGCGGTCACCGTGTCGAACGTGCCGCCGCTGCCCGGCACCCGCGCCGACCAGCCGGTCCGGCCAACCGTCGCCTCCACCGTGGCCGCCTGCGGGTGCTTGCGCCGCAGCTCGGCCAGCATCCGCGGCGAGCTGTCCAGGCCGGTGTAGAACCGTGGTCGGCAGTGGTCCATCACCCAGCCGGTGCCACAGCCCAGGTCGAGCACCGCCTTGCCGTCCACGTGCGGGCGCAGCAGCCGGGCCAGCCAGGCATCCTCCCAGTGGTCCACCGGCCGCGAGTAGTGCTTGTCGTAGCCCGCCGCCACCTTGTCGTAGGTCATGCTGGCATCTCCCCGGTCAGGATCAGGTGGCACGGGTGGCAGACCGCCCGCAGGTTGAACGGGCTGTCGCCGCCGCCGTCAGCCCGTGCGATCACATGATGCACCTCACCAGCCCAGCCGCCACAGCGGAAGCAGGTGTGGGCTGCCGCGACCAGCACCTGCTGCCGGATGAACGGCCAGTTGGGCGGCATCGGCGCGCTTGACGCGAACGGCACGATCGGGTGCACCGGGCATGGCTGCAAGTTCGGGCACCAGCGGTTCCGGCAGGGCAGCCCTCGCGTCACCGGCCCAGCCTTTCCCGGCACCACTCCAGCAGTGTCACCGCGGGCGTTGGCCCCAGCGCCTCGCGCACGATCTCGCCCTCCGGCCCGGCGAACACCAGGTTGAGCCGGAACACCCGCGAATCCCTGATCGCCGCCTCGCGCTCCTGCGCGGTCTTGGCGTCCTGCAACGCCCGTTCCGCTGCCCGCGCCTGGTCGATGCCACCCGGCGTGCTGTTCACCACCCGCGAGTCGGTGTTCGTCTCCCCGGTCGGCGCCGAGCCCGGCACCCACGCCTCGGAGAACTGCTCCTTCGCCAGCGCCTCCGGCGCCGGGATGTCATCCATCAGCCGCTGCAATTCCACGTCGCTCAGGTCCAGGCTGTCCTGCGCCCACGCCAGCTCGCCCAGCCGCTCCAGGTCACGCAGCACCGCGGTCGCCAGCTCGATGTCCTCGCTGCCACGCGCCCGGTTGTGCCGCAGTGTGGCGATCCGCGCCTGCGCCGCCGCCATCGGCACGACCACCACCGGAATCTGCGTCAGCCCGATCTCAGCCGCCGCCCGCCAGCGGTGCTCGCCATCGACGATCGTGTAGTCCTGCGCGACGATGATCGGCTGGGTGAAGCCGTCCTCGGCCATCGACATGCACAGCAGCTTGAACTCGTGCTCGTTCTGCCGGTTCGGGTTGTAGTCGTTCGGGTGGACCGCATCCAGCCCGACGTACTCAACCTGTAGCTGTTCGAGCTGCTGCGCCTTCTTCTCGACGACCGCCTGGCCTTTCTGACGCGCCACCTGATGGCTCCCTTCTCGTCCAGCCCATGCCCAGCCTGATGTCCTTGCTGCCCGACCAGTAGCCTGCGCCTGGCCGGAAATACTCCGGGTCCACGTACGGCAGCGCGCTGCACTTCTGGCTGAACGGGTCACCCAGGTACAGCGCGTTGGTCAGCAGCCGCCACGACCCGAGCAGCCCGCAGTGGTGGCAGCCGCGGGTCTCCGGCAGCGGCGTCGTCGCATGATGTGCGTGGCCGCCGACCGTGATCTCCATTTGCCGGGTGGCGCGCTCCGCGATCCATTCCGGCGCCTCGCGGATGCACGACCGCAGGAACGTGTCCCGCCACGACTCGTCCAGCAGGTGCGTCGGCTCGATCGCCCGCTTGCCGAACATGGCGAACGTCTTGACCGAGGGCAGCCGGTCGATCACCCGGCTCCACCACTGCGGCCATGCTGCCGCGCCCACCCGCAGAATCTCCGCCCCGCCCGGGTTCATCGTCGGCGGTGCGATCCGCAGCGACCGCCGCGGCACGCCCATCCGGTGCATCACGTCATAGGCGTCGTTGTAGTCCCAGCCGTTGTCGTGGATCGCCTTCCACACATCGCCGTCAGTCCAGTCGTAGATCGGCCTGCTGCCGCACACGCCCGTGTCGTCGATGCCCGTGAAGTAGCCCTTCGCTGAGTGCGTGCCCATCATCCGGCCCGCGCTCTCGTCCGCCCGCAAACCCAGCACGCCGTGCACTTCCCGGCCTGGCGCTGGCGGGAACCGCTCCGCCGTCACCATGTGCCGGATGTCCAGGTCTTTGATGTAGGTCGCCCAGCCCGGCGGCTGCCGCACCCACAGCTCCGGGCACGCCGGGTCGAACACCCACCAGTACGGGTTGAGCCGGTCGAACGCATTGATGATCGGCTGGTTGGCGATGTACCACACGAACCTGATCTCGTCGGTGCGCTGCGCGATCCGCTCCAGGTACTCGGTCGTGCCCGGGAAGATGATCTCCTCGTCCCGCGTCACCACGTCCACCGGCAGCGCCCCGTGATCGCGCGCCACCATGATCGCCAGCTCCGTGCAGATCGTGCTGTCCTTGCCGCCGCTGTTGCTCACCACCACCCGGTGACCTTCGCGGTACGACTGGTCGAGCCGCCGCAGCGCCGCCGCAAACACGTTCTCACCCAGGTACACGCGGCCCGCCATGGCCACCAGGCTAACGTGGCCCCGTGGCCGAAGTCGCTCAGCTCCACGTCCTCACCGTCAGCGGATGCAGCGACATCCGTGACGCCAACACCGCCCGGCTCGCCAATGCTGGCGCCTGCATCCACGACCAGCACGAGCCACCATCCAGCCAGGGCCTCATGCGCAACTGGCTCACCGTCCTCACCTGCGCGCAGGCCAGGCCGCAGCCGTGGACCGTCATCCTCCAGGACGACGCCGAACTCCTGCCCGGCTGGCAGCGTCACCTGCCGCTCGCGCTCGCCTACTCACCCCGTGCACTGCTCGGCCTCACCTGCTTCGGCGGGTATGGCAAGGCCGCTGCTGATGCTGGTTACGCCTACGCGGTCGGTCGCAACCTCGTGTGGGGAACCGCCCACGCCATCCGCACCGAACTCGTCCAGGCCCTGGAAGATTTCAGCAGATACTGTCTGACCCTCGACCCCGCCTACCCGCACGATGACAACCTGATCGCACTGTTCGGCCGGGAGGCAGGCACAGCCCTCGCCGCCCGCGCCCTGTTCGGTCACCTGTCCGTGCCGTCGCTCGTCGGACACGGTGGCGCCAGCGCAGGTGGGCATTACTCAGGCGGGCAGCACCGCTACCCCACCCTCACCATCACCGGCAAAGGACCGGCCTGGTCAACGCCTGGTTACTACACACTCAACGCTGCCCTCACGCCGCCCGTCACCCGCAGGCTCATCACCATGCTCGACACCCACGCCACCATCGGCAGCGGCACCAGCACCTGAGCCTGGCCCTCCCGGCAACGACAGTGCCCGGTCTGGTACCAGGGCACGCCGCCCGCCGCCCGCAACAAGGCAGTCCCAGCGCCGCACGATCGTCAGCGAGGGTGGGGGGGTACCCCACAAGGCGCGCGAAGCAATAAAGTCCTCCGTCGGCAACAGTGCGCGGCTCCAGGTTTTACAGGTTTCAGGCTGCGCGTTGCGCTGCGCGGAGCTGACCGGCGACACTGGCGGCATGGCCGGTCGTCTCGTTTCCGGGCCGTCCCTGCTGCCTGGCCGGAGTTCCAGCATGAGCAGGGCTGCGCCGTCCCGTTCGCGCTCGCCGCGGCCTGCGGTGGGCGGGCTGCCCAAGACCAAGTACAACTACGCCTACCCGGCTGGGTTCCGCGGTGGCGGCGGCGGCCCGGCGTACCCGATCGCCCCGAAGAACGTGCGGGCCGCCTTGTCGTACGCGGCCCGCTCCGACACGGGTGGCTCGTCCAGGACCGTGAAGGCGGCGATCGCTGCCCGCTACGGGTCGGTGGGCGCGGGTCTCGCCGCGGCCAGCCGGTACTGGCGGGCGCGGGGCAGGCGGTAGCGCACACAGCGCTGTGCTGGCCGCTGTGGCGTCCAGCGTGCTGAGGGTGGTAGTGAGTGTGGCCATCAAGCCTGCCGTCGCTGTAGGCGGCAGCAGGGGACGCGGAGGAGCCGCCAGTAGTGCCAGGGTGGGCGTACGGCGAGGAAGGCGCGGCCTACCCGGTCAGCGCGGGTGAGACCTGGCAGCTCGGCAGGCACACGTTCATCTGCGCCTCGCTGCTCCGGCTGACCTCGGTCTCGGCGGACGTGTTCTACGCCGACCCGCCGTGGAACAACGCGATCCTGCGCATGTTCGAGCGCAACACCCCGGGCGCCGCCGAGGTGCCGGGCGGCTACCGCGCCCTGTACGACTCGATCCTGCGGCTGGCCGCTGGCAGGCCGTGCTTCATCGAGGGCAGCGTCAGGCAGGCCGCCGACGTGCAGCAACTGCTCGGCTGGCAGGGCGGCCTGGTGCTCAAGCAGTGGCCGATCACCTACGCCCGGTACAGCCGCCGCTGCGTGCTGCACTACGCCGGGCCGCCGGTCGCCGCCATCTACGCCGACCCGTCCGGGCTGGACGACTCGGAAACGCCGGGCTGGGTGCTGAGCAGGTTCCCGCGCGGGCTGGTGTGCGACCTGACCGCGGGCCGCGGGCTGACCGCCATCCTCGCTGAGAAGGCCGGGTGGTCGAGCGTCAACGTGGAGCTGGACCCGCGCCGGGTGAGCGCGGCGATGGCCCGGCTGGGCAAGCTGGTCACTGGCTACGCGCCCGCCCGGGTCGCCGCCTAGCGCTTCCGGTTCCAGGCCGAGCCGAACAGCGACCCGGCGCCGAACATGACCGCCGCCCACAGGTCATGCGGGTGGTGGATCAGCTCCAGCACGACCGAGCTGAGCAGCCACCACAGCAGCAGGCTCGCCAGCACGGCGAACAGCACCGTGGGCCACCGGCAGCCGCGGCCCGAGTACCTAGTCATCCCAGTCATCATCCCGCGGCCGGTGGTGCTGCCCGCGGCCACGGTTGGGGCTGGTGTACCAGGCCACCCAGATGGCGAAGAACAGCACCCCGCAGATGGCCACCGCGCCGATCAGGGTGAGCACGAGCCAGGTCGGCACCCACACCTCATTCAGTGCAGGCCGGACCACCGCTGCGTGTCGCTGGCGCTGATGTCCTTGTTGATGCACCGGCTGACCGTGTTGTTGATCACGCCCCCGGTCAGGCACAGGTGGTGCTGGGCGGTGGGCGACTGCACGGCGGACAGCGCGTAGACGTACAGCGGGTGCCCCGGTCCCTGCACCAGCGGCAGCGAGTGGGTCACCACGATCCACGCCTGGTCGGCTCCCCCGTCGCAGTTGCGCAGGCTGGCGTGGAAGCTGCCGGACGGCCCGAGGGCTTGCAGGCACCTGCCGCTGTCCTGGCCGAACGGGGTCCACTCCACCTGGAACACGCCGCTCAGGCCGTAGTTGTGCCGGTCGAAGCCGGTGAAGCCGAACGCACCCGGCCCGCCGCCCGGCGGCGGCACCGTGGCGATCTGCGCGAACGCAAAATCCTGCGTCCCGTCGCCCAGCGTGTTGTCCGGGTCGAGCCATGTGGTCCGGCCGTGCGTGGTCATGGCGAAGTCGAACGCCTGGATGTAGTTGTTCGGCCCGAAGCTGATCGCTGCGACCGGCTCCTCGCAAGTCGGGAAGCTCACCTCGCACGCCAGCGTCGGCGCGTTCGGCTGTGGCAGCGCTGACGCCGAGGGGGCGGCGAGCCCCAGGATCGGCACCGCGAGCGCTGCCGCCAGCGCTGCCCACCGGAACAATCTCATGGCATCTCCCAGGTTCAAGGGGATCGTGTCGGGCGCCATCTTGGCAGACCACCAGCACCAGCGCCATCGCTGATCTCGAACCGTGACTGGAGTGACCTGGATCACAGGAAAAAACTTCGCAAATTGGACAGTCTACGGGAATTATCGACCCCGGTCGGGCGTTGTACCGGGTGACAGCGTTCGACCCCGGAGGACAAGCCTCCAAGAGCGCGAAGTAGGAGATGAGCACCATGAGCAAGACCCTCGTCCGCGACCCGGATGGGACCGGCAGGTACGTCAAGGTCCGCACCATCGGGGACGCGACCATCACCGAGGTCAGCCACGAGGCCGACTGGGCAACCGCGGTCTACTCGGTCGAGGCCCCCGGCTGCACCACCAAGCGGATCACCCGCAAGCGCGGCGGCGTCTACATCGTGCCGCCGAGCCCGGACAAGCTGAGCCTGGCCACCGCGATCGCGGTCGCGCTGGGCCGCGCGCCCCTGCCCGCGCCGCAGGCGCACCGGGGCAGCCGGGCCGGTCAGACCGGCCAGCGCAACACGGGCGACCTCGCCACGCAGCTCGCGGCGAGTAATGCCCGGGTGACGCCGAACGCCAAGCCCCAGCCCGAGGTGATGCAGGAGCCCGCCGCGAACCGGACGCTCAAGCAGGGCGACCGGATCATGCGGATGCTGGCCGAGTACGGCGACGGCATCGACGC